TGGGGACATCTTTGTGGCCGACAGCATCAAGACCTGCATTGATTTGCTGGAGGCCGATTTAGGCCGTCGCAAGGGTAAGGGCACCCTACCCCCTCACCAATGGCATAGCGACACCTCCAGAGCCGCCGCAGAGGCCATCGCGCCCAAGTTTGGCACCATCACACGCAAGGTGCTGGCGCATTTGTGTTCGTACCCTCTTGGCCTGACAGATGAGGAGGCCCAGCAAACGATGGGCATGGAGGGCAACTCGTATCGCCCGTGCCGCGTGACCTTGATGGATCGCGGGTTTGTGGTGGACAGCGGAACCCGTAGGAAAACGCACCAGCGCAAAGACGCGGTGGTGTGGTCTGTAACCCCAGAAGGTTTTCTGGCATTGAATGAACTATGAGCGAGACCACTATGAGCGAATACATCAAAGGCTTTGACCACGGGTGCGACTACATCGTCGCGGAGATCGAGCGTTTTGCTCTTGAGCATGATGGCGACGAGAACATCCTGCTTCGAGACCTGATCGACCGCCTCAAAATGCAGGGCAAATACGACTTAGGGAAAGTACCTACAAAATAATTTATAAAAGTGCTTGCATCGTGAAATACGGTGTTACACTATCATCACTGCAATAAGCAGGTAACAGCGAAAGAAAGCGAATCATGGAAAAAGCAAACTTCTCCCAACTCTTGAACGATGCCATCAACCAGCCCGGCATCATCAGCAAGTGCTACAGCACATTCCACGGCTACAGCATCGGCAACCAGTTGCTGGCTTACAGCCAGTGCGTGGCCCGCGACATCCCCGTTGGCCCTATTGCCACCTTCAAGAAGTGGAAAGACCTTGGCCGCTCGGTGTCCAAAGGCCAGAAGGCCATCGCGCTGGTAATGCCTGTCACCATCAGCAAAAAGGACGAGGCAGGCGAGAAGACTGGCGAAGTGTTCAGCCTGTTCACCCTCAAGAACAATTGGTTTGTGCTGGGCCAGACAGAAGGCGAAGACTTCGTCAACGAGGTGGTCGTGCCATCATGGGACAAGGCCAAGGCTCTTGAGACTCTCGGCGTCACAGAGGTGTCGTTCAACCACACCGATGGCAATTGCCAAGGCTATGCAGTGGCAAGCAACATCGCGGTCAACCCTGTGGCCGTTCTGCCCCACAAAACCCGTTTCCATGAGATCGCTCATGTGGTGTTGGGCCACACCAAAGAAGGCCAACTGTCCGACAGCGAAAGTACACCACGCGATGTGCGCGAAGTAGAGGCAGAGGGCGTCGCATACATCCTGTGCGCGTTGCTCGGCCTGCCCGGCCTCCACGAGTCCCGTGGCTACATTCAGAACTGGTTGCAGGGCGCGGAGATCACCGACAAAACAGCCCAGCGAATCTTCAGTGCGGCCAACAAAATTCTGGAAGCAGGACAGCCTGCAAAGGACTAAGGGTAAGTCCCTACGAAATAATTTGTGAGGGGCTTGCATAGACCTCGCAAGTTAATGTTATACTTTCACCAACAACAGCAATAGTGCAGTTGTTCAACAGCGAAGGAAAGCGAAATGAAGACATTTGAATACCACCCAATCACCGACTCCAAGCAGATCGGTGTTGCCCCCGACGGTTCCAAACTGCGCTCATGGGCCGAAGGCCCACGCACCTTCGTCGAGACCTATGTTTACTTCAAGGCCACATCAGGCACCACCTACGGTGTCATCGAAGTAGTCGAAACCACCGTGGAATAAGGAGACCATCATGCAAGCCAATCAAATGCAATACACCTTTGACAGCGCCGTGTCATTCGACGAAGGCGAGACTACGGTGCCCGTCACCGTGGGCTATGACTACACCCCAGAGGAGCGCAACTACCCCCACGCTCCCGACTACGCCGAAGAGTTTGAGGTGTTCGTGTTCGATGCCAACGGTGTGGACATCACGGCCATCATCCCCGAAGAGGACTACCAGATGCTGGAGGAGGAGGCCAAGGCCGACTTCAGGCAGGTGGTGGAGGACGCAAACGCATACTAGGGTTTGTCCTAATAAAAATATTTAAAAAAAGTGTTGTCAAGGTGAATTACCGTGTTACACTATCTTCACTGACACAGCAATTCCGCATAGTCAGTTAAAAGCGAAAGAAAAGCGAAATGAAAAAATCTATCAAACTCAAAGACATCCGCCCCGGTCAACTGGTGGTGACTAGCGACAGCCCAGAAGCGCAAGTGCGCACCGTTGAGAGCGTTGACGGTTTCCATGTCACTCTGACTTGGTTTGAAGGCACCAACCAGTGCATCCAAGGCGTGGATTACTCTTTGCTGGGCGTGCCCACATTGGCCCAGATCGAGTTCAGCATCAGCAACTATGGTCGCCTCGCGAACATGGAAGATGTCAAGGATGTGAGTCTGCTCATTGGCTAAACCAACAGGGGGCTTCGGCCCCCACTACCGAATCAATAACCAACTGAAAGCGAATCGATTATGTCAAACGAAATTGAAACAACCATCTACACCCAAGACAGCGTGCGCATTGGCGTTGACCAGTGGGACGACGGCGGCGTGTGGCTGTCCTTGCAGGCCCGTGGCTCGTCAATGCACACCACCTTGACCCGCGAGGAGGCACAGCAGATGCTGGAGGGCTTACAGGCCATCTTGGCAAAAGAGGTGACAGCATGACTGGCGGCATCAACGCACCGGGCCGACCACAGTTCGAGGGACAGGTGGTCAAGTTCAAGTCCCCCAATTTCAATGTCTGGCTGTACGACATTGGCAAGCGTAACGAAAAGTATGGCAACCTTGAATGGTGGGCAATCAGTGAGCCAACCGAAGAACAACAAACCAACGCCGTGGAGGCCGTATGAACAAACAGGAGATTGACGACATGATGAAAGACCTTCCAAGCCAACAGTTACCCGACGAGACCTTGATTCAGAAGATCACAATCGCTATAATGTTCATAGTGATTTTGTTCCTGATGGTGTGGGCACCCGACTTCATTTTGACTGAGGAAGAGTGCCAGCAACAAAGCCCTCGTGCCATCACGATTGGCTTGTGTAGCGAACCGAAAGCGAAGTAAAACCGAATGGGTTTCTCGGCCCCAAAAGCCGAGAGCCATCACGCATGGAGACCGAGGGGCTATAGACCCGTGGGACGCGTTCCGACTGTAAGTGCAGTCTCCAGCCGTGTTAGTAGTCGCGCCCCGAAACAGTCTTGAATCGCGGAGAAGTAGCGCGGTATCTGGAGACTACTGACAACCTACATCTGGCGAACCTAAAGCGAATCGATTACACTGCGATCAATTCGACTTTATGGGGAATATGGGTCATGCCAGAAACACCGAAGGGGCCAAAGAGGCCCGCAAAGAACGCTAGAGCGGCACAGGAGGCCGCAAAAGCCATTGGGAAGGCCAAGGTAGCCGCAAAGGCAACGAAGGCTTCTACGCCCGCTAAAACAGGCAGGCCAACAAAGTTCAACCAAGACACTGCTGACCTCATATGCATGATGCTAAGTGAGGGGATGAGTCTAAGGCAGATACTGAAGGCTGACGCTGTTGGGAAACTCCCAGCGCAGTCTACGATTTATGAGTGGTTGATTCGCTTCCCTCTTTTTGCGGAGCAATACGCACGCGCTCGTGAAGAGCAGGCCGACACTAACGCCGATGAAATCCTCCAGATCGCCGACGAGATGCCGCCTGAGTACACCGACGACAAAGGCCGCACCAGTCTGGACATGACCTACATCCAGTGGCAGAAGCAACGCATTGAGGCCCGTAAGTGGACGGCCATGAAACTCAAGCCAAAGAAGTACGGCGACAAGTTGGGCCTGCACGGCGTGGAGGGTGCCGCACCCATCGCGACTCAGGACAACACGGCCAGCAAGTTCGAGGAGATCATTCGCAACATGGAGATGACCAAGCGTGCTGGCTGACCTGTTCGATGACCAGACGGTGGCCGAGTTCGAGACTCTGCCCGAACATAACCGAATCGCTTTCATCGCTCATGCCAAGTGGATCGCAGGAGCGCACCCGTATCAGATACCGCCAGACCTGCATCTTGATTACCGCGTGTTCTTGATGCTTGCGGGCCGTGGGGCGGGTAAGACGAGGTCAGCCGCCGAGGCTTTGTGGTGGTGGGCATGGACGCACCCAGAAACGATGAGCATCGTTCTGGCTCCCACATCGGGTGACTTGAAATTCACCTGCTTTGAAGGGCCGTCAGGACTGCTGGCGTGCATCCCTGAAGCACTGGTGGTGGACTACAACAAGCAAGACCACCTGATCAAGTTGAGCAATGGCTCCAAGATACGCGGTGTGTCAGCAGACTCGTATGACCGCCTGCGCGGTATCAACTCATCTTTCGTATGGTGCGACGAGTTGGCCGCATTCAACTACCTCGGCCCGAACGAGGCGTGGGACAACATGATGCTTGGCCTGCGTATCAAGCCAGACGACAAGCCCCACAGCCAGCCTCGTGTGATCGTGACCACGACACCGCGCCCCAAGGACTTGATCCTCGATCTGGTGGGCCGTGAGGGTGACGATGTGGTGGTGTCCCGCGCCAGCACCTTCGACAACGCCAAGAACCTCGACAAGGCATTCCAGCGGCAGTTGGAGTCCTACAAGGGCAGTAAGTTGTACGAGCAAGAGGTGCTGGGCCAGATCGTTGACCTCGAAGACGGCAAGGTGGTCAGCCGCGATATGTTCCGCCTCTGGCCCGGCAACAAGCCGTTCCCCAAGTTCGAGTACATCGTGCAGTCCTATGACTGCGCCTTCAGTGAGAAGGAACACAACGACCCGACGGCCATGACCACATGGGGCGTGTTCAAGCCGCAGGACGGGCCTATGAGCGTGCTTCTGATCGACTGCTGGGCTGAACACCTGTCCTTCCCTAAACTCAAGCCCAAGGTGCTAGAGGAGTGGCGTGTGTCCTATGGTGAAGGCAGGGACGCCAAGAGGCCAGACCTGATCCTCGTGGAGGACAAGGCGGCAGGCATCTCCCTGATCCAAGAGTTGCGCTATGCCCACCTGCCCGTGCGTGCCTACAACCCGGGTCGGGCTGACAAGATGCAGAGGCTCCAGATCACCGCGTCCATCTTCGCGACTGGCCGTGTGTGGCTTCCTGAGTCCGACACCCACAAGGGCTATGTCAGGAGTTGGGCCGAGGGCTTCTTGTCCCAGATATGCGCGTTCCCTGATGCGGCGCATGACGACTATGTGGATAGCACGACACAAGCGATTCGGTTACTCAAAGACATGAACTGGCTCGACATCAATCCAGAACCGCCCGATAATGACGACGACTATCTGGAGTTCACCCAACAGAAACGGGTGAACCCGTATGCGGCATAAGGAGCAACATGGCTGACCCAACCAAAGTAATCAAAGGCGGATTGAGCGCCGTGCGTAACGCAAGCCGTGCGGCAGATCAGGCGCTGGAGGCAAAGAGGCTGGCGCTGGAGGCGGCTAACCCTCCCATCAAGGCGTCGGAGGCTTACGGCCAGCACGAGGGCGCGTACATGAAGCCGATCTTCTATGACCGCATGAAGGTTGATCTGTCCAAGGGCAAGAAGGGTGGCCCCGGGTTCTCTGGCATCCAACTCGTTGACCCTAACTACGCCAATGCCAAGGCGGCGGCAGGCGTGACTGACCAGAAGATGGCAACGCGTATCCTGAACCGCAACAAGGCTGGTGTGCCCGCAGGTGCCAAGGTGATCTGGACGCCGTCAGTGGGTGGCCTCGAACAGCACAAGTCCAACTCCACCATGTTCGGTGAGTTCGCTGACATCTTTGCCAACCAGCGCAAGAATATGTCGAACGAAGAGATACAGAAGTTGAGCGACCGCGCCAGCAACGCGGTAAACAACAAGGGCGAGTTAATCTTCCCCAACGGCATTGACTTGGGTTCACGCAACTTCCGCCAGAAGGTTACGACCTATGACCAACGCGGCTTGATGGCTGACATCTTTGCTGGCCGTGGTGTGGGTGGCGAGAAGGGTCGCACGGTGCCTATGGAGGACTTGCTTGAGAAGAACCTCGACCCCAATGTGGCTGGCGCTGGCACGCTCGACTTAGGCAACAGGCTATTCAGGCTTGAGGGCAATGTCATCGACCGCCCTGACCTGCACAGCGACTACCGCAAGATTCTGACTGGCGAAGACTTGAATGTGAACTACATCCCCGTGCCCATCAGGGATGTGTACAGCGACTGGGAAGCGCAGAAGAAACTGGAATTGGCCGCGCAGGGTAAGAACCGAGGCGTGACGCTGATGGACTACACGAAGAACGATCCCACGGTGCAGTTGACCGAGGCGCTGTTGACCAAATTGCAAAAGGCAGGCCATAAGAAGGGCGGCGTCGTCAGGAGCGAGGAGAGTCCACAGGACATGGCCCGCTTCCAAAAGCGGTATGCGATGCACAAGGCTATCGGTGGCCGTGTCAGCAGTAAGCCAGTGCATATGGTTGACGGTGGCAAGATGGCGAAGGGCATGATGAGCATCTTTGACAAGGCCAGCAAGGCCGCTGATGCCACGCTGGCTAGTAAGGCATTGCCTGCGGCAGAGCGCGACGCCAACCTTGCCAAGATGCTTGAGAAGAGCAAGGTCAAGAACAAGGCGTATCACGCAACAGATCAGGATGTAAAGCGGTTTGATCCAAAGGCAGACAAGCGCACAGAGAACAAATCCAACATCGCTGGGTGGATGACGAATGATCCAGAGTTTGCAAACGACTTTGCGTCGCAGAAGTTCAGGTACTGGAAGACCGCTCACAGACCGTGGGAGGAAGACCCCAATGTGCCACAGGGCGCGAACATCATGCCCGTGCATCTATCGATTGAGAATCCTTTTTACGCCACTGACCTGATCAAGAATCTATCAGGCGAACTGAACATGGATGAGGCCAATGCTGTGGCAAAGGCGCTTGGTGTTGGCGTTGATGAGTTGCTTGGCGACATCCCCAAGGCCATCAAGTACAAAGCCTCTGGCAAAGAGCGTGAGCATACGCCTAGAGGGTTTGACCTTGTGAAGTCCAATGTGGCAACCGACGCGATGAAGCGACTAGGCCATGATGGCGTGATTGCCATTGAGAACGGCTCAGAGGTCTACGCGCCATTCAAGGAAACGCAGATCAAGTCGGCCACAGGCAACCGTGGCACATACGACCTTAATGATCCTGACATCAACAAGGCCAAGGGTGGACGCGTTGAGGAATCACCCGAAGACATGGCGCGTTTCCAAAAACGGTTTGTCATGCACAAAGCCCTTGGCGGTGCAGTCAAAAAGCCCCAAAAGTTTAGTGGTGGCGGCATCTCTTCCCCAGAGGAGAACTTCACGGTTCCTCCAGACCGCGAGACTAAGGCTGGCTTGATGGCTGAGTACCTTGCCAAAGCGGCAAAGGAGCAGGGCAAGGAAGAGTTGTCCAGTCTAAAAAAGCCACGCGCCCTTACGGACTTGCTTAACCGTGGCGTGCTGGCAAACAATCCATTGAGCGCAGGCGTTGACCTTTTCAACATGGGCCTGAATGTTGTTGGCGCAGGAAGCGAGAAGCCGTTTCTTGGGTCTGAACACTTGAAGGAATTGATGAACAAGACGGGCGTCACTTCAGGCGAAGAGCGCCCCATGATGGAGACCGCGCTTAGTTTTGCCAGCCCCACGGCAATCATCAAGGGCGGCATGAAAGCAACAGACGCGGCTAAGAAAGCGCCTGAGTTGATGAAAAAAGCATCAGACGCAATCAGTTCGAGTAAACTATCCCCTCTGGCAACAGAGGCGAAGACTGCATCGGCAGGGAAGCCAACAGGAGCAACATATGCTACAAAACAAGAAGGGCCATTCTTCCGAGTCAGCCCAACCACACTTGACACAAGTAAGGCAAAGAATCGCGGAATTAGAGAAGCGGATGAACTTCAAGGCCAAGCCCCTCTCGGAGGAGGAGCAGGACAGACTGGAAGCCAAGTTCCGACGCGCCTCGCAGATGAAGAGGTGGCCCGAATAATCGCTGATCCAGTCGCGAACGAGCCGCTGAACATTGCAAAGAAATACACGCAAGAGACTCAGGGCACAGACTTTGTTCTGCCCCAGATTCCTGAGAGTTCTCTTGTCAAACAATCAGCCATTGGCCGCACGCATCAACTTGCGGTAGATGGCACGCCTGAGTACAAGACTGCGGTCTTTGATGCTTACGCCCAGCAGATGCCAGAGGTGCTTGAGCAGGCTGGCGCAAAGAACTACGACGACCTGATGGAGAAGGCTTACCGCCAACTTGCAAAGGAAACCGACGCCCAGTTCCAAGCCCTTCCCTACAACTTCTCGTACCACCGCGCTGGCGAAGGCAACTACAACTCCAGCAAAGAGATGGCCGCAGATGTGCATGGCAACAAGCACCTGTATGTCTTCCAAGGCGGCGATCCCCACGACTTCCTGAACCGCATTGACCCAGCGTCTGGCTTGAACGAGAACGAGAAGTTCCGCGCAGTGCATGACCTGCTTGGTCACGCCATCTACGGCAACCAGTTTGGCCCCAAAGGTGAAGAGGTTGCATGGGCCATCCACAGCCAGATGTACAGCCCGCTGGCGCGTTTGGCGATGACGGCTGAAACCCGTGGTCAGAATTCAATGGTCAACTACAGCCCATTGAACGCAAACTTGAAGGCTGAGATTGCCAAGTACGACAGTCTGGCTGACGAGGCCCGCAGAAGGGGCGACAAGGGTCTTCTGAACGAGATTAACGCGGCCAAGCGGCAAGCCTACTCTGGCTTCCAGTTCGCGCCCCAGAAGGCCGTTTTATTGCCTCCTGAGTTCTTGAGTCCCCAGTACGCTGGTGGAATGCCCGCTTACCTCGAAGCCGCAAACCGACCCGTTAAGGGAACCGAAACCCAATCGGTTTTGACTCACTTCAGCAACGACCCCAACTTGCAAATGCTAGACCCCAAGCGGTATGGCAGTGGCATCAAAGGGGCGGAGGCCGAGCGCCTGCGCGAGTACCCCGGCGCTGTCAAAGACCGCTCGTACTTCTACCTTGGCGAACCCGGCACGGTGGCACCAGAACCCGGCCTCGGTGTGAACCGTTATCGTGGTGAGGCGTCCAGCCTGTACGACATTACGCAAGACCCGCTGAACTTTCAAAGACTGGCCCGCGAATCCAACCGCACGCCATTCACGGCAAAATACAACCAAGGCATGACCTACCCCTTGCAAGACGCAAACGATGTTGAGCGTTTGGTCAAGGAGTATGGCTACCAAGGCATGGCAAATCCAAAGGCTACCAAGCCAATGGCTATCATGTTCAAAGAAACACCAGTTCGCCGCCAAGCACGCGGTGGGCTTACATTGACGAAGTGAGAAGACAATGGCGACACAATTTCCAAACGATCCAAACGCTGACCGCTTTATTGACGGCCTAAAGATGACTGACGACGGCGGTGCTGTTGCTGATTTGGAAGAAGAGAATCAGGATGTCGAGGAGTTGGAGGATGGCTCGGCCATCGTGACGCTGGGTGAGTACCAAGGCCCAGAAGAGAACCCAGACTTCTACGAAAACCTTGCGGAGACCATTAACCTTTTTGACCTTGAGAAGATCGGTATGCGATACCTTGATCTGATCGAGAAAGACAAGGAAGCACGCGAGAAGCGCGACAAGCAATACGAGGAAGGTCTCAAGCGCACGGGCTTGGGGGATGACGCCCCCGGTGGTGCGAACTTCTTTGGCGCATCGAAAGTCGTCCACCCCATCATGGCCGAGGCTTGCGTTGATTTTGCCGCCCGCGCCATCAAAGAAATGTTTCCGCCTGACGGCCCAGTGCGTACCAAGATTTTGGGCGATGTCACTGACGAGAAGACTGAGACCGCCGAGCGCAAGCGCGACTACTTGAACTGGCAGTTGACCGAGCAGATTCAAGAGTTCCGCGACGAGCAGGAGCAGTTGCTTACGCAGTTGCCTCTTGGTGGCTCACAGTTTATGAAAGTCTGGTACGACGACAAGAAGCGCCGCCCCTGCGCTGAGTTTGTGCCTATCGACAACATCCTCCTGCCGTTTGCCGCTGTGAACTTCTACACAGCCCAGCGCGTGACAGAGCAACAAGACATCACAGGCTGGGAGATGCAACAGCGCATCGACCGTGGCCTGTACCGTGACATCAGCCTGATCCGCGCATCCGCAGAACCAGAGCAGACAGCCGCAGAGAAGGCCAACAACAAGATTGAGGGCAAGTCGTGGGATGACAACGAAGACGGCCTGCGCCGCGTTTTCCACATTTACACATGGCTGTCGATTGACGACGACCCCATTACCAACGGCGACTCAGCCCCCTACATCCTGATGGTTGACGAGTTGGAGAGCAAAGTGCTTGGCCTCTACCGCAACTGGGAAGAGGGCGACGAGTCGATGGAGAAGTTGGACTGGATCGTCGAGTTTAAATTCATCCCTTGGAGGGGCGCATACGCTGTTGGGCTACCTCACCTCATCGGAGGTCTCAGCGCGGCCTTGACGGGCGCATTACGGGCCTTGCTGGACACTGCGCACATCAACAACTCGGCCACGATGCTGAAGTTGAAAGGTGCCCGCATATCTGGCGCAAGTCAGCAGATTGAAGTGACGCAGGTGACCGAGGTTGAGAGTGCCCCCGGGGTCGATGACATCCGCAAGATCGCGATGCCCATGCCCTTTAACCCACCCTCACAAGTGCTGTTTGAGTTGCTAGGCTGGATCACCACCGCCGCCAAAGGCGTTGTGACCACCGCTGAAGAGAAGATTGCCGACGCAAAATCTACGATGCCTGTTGGCACTACACAGGCTTTGATTGAGCAGGGCGCTGTGGTGTTCTCTTCCATTCACGCCCGCTTGCACGAGAGCCAGCGCCGAGTCATTGGCATTGTTGGCCGCTTGAACCGCTGGTACTTGGATGAGCAAAAGCGCGGCGACATGGTGGCCGAGTTGCCCATCAAGAAGGAAGACTTCAAGCGCAACAGCGACATCGTGCCTGTAAGTGATCCCCACATTTTCTCTGAGACACAGCGCGTGGCCCAGATGCAATCTGTGTTGCAGTTGTCCACACAGTTCCCTGCAATCTTTGACCAGCGTGCCGTGGTGAATCGAATGCTCAAGCAGTTGAAGATTCCAAATGTGAACGAGTTGATACCAAATGCAAGCAAGCCTGCGGAGATGAATGCCGCAGACGAGAACTCCGCTATGGCATTGGGCCGACCAGCCTTCGCATACCCGCGTCAGGATCAGTTGGCGCACATCCAAGCCCACTTGGCCTTTGCGCTCGATCCCGCTTTGGGATCAAATCGCCTGATCGCGCCCAAGTTCATTCCAAATGCACTGGAACACATCAAGCAACACATGATGCTCTGGTACACCAACCAGATGTCCACCTATGTGCAGGGTGACACTGGTGTGCAGTTTGGCAAGTACGAGGACAGCAAACTGGTCAAGCAGATCGACAACGCGGTGGCTCTTGCTTCTACGCACCTGTCGATGGACACCGAAGAGGTGTTCAAAGGCTTGTTGCCTGCGTTGGAGCAGTTGGGCCAGATGATGCAACAGTTCAAACCTGCACCTCCACCGATGGATGGCGAGGCGCAAGCAGTGTTGCAGGCATCTATGGCCGAGACACAGCGCCGCGCCGCAGAAGACCAAGCCCGCCTTGCCTTCGATACACAGAAGTTCCAAGCGGAAATAGCACAGAAAGAGAAAGATCGTCAGGTCAAGATCGCAATGAACGCCGAGGACAACCTCACGACAGAGCGAATGAAGACTGCCGAGTTGACCGTGGACGAGGTCAAACTTCGACAAGAGCAGGAGCAGACTGCTATCAAACTGCAAGATGTTACTCAACGAAACTTAGGAGAATGAAATGGCTATTACCCTTAAAGACGAGCAATCCGAGGCCGTGCGCCAGCAACACCGCAATGCGACTGGTGCATGGATCAACGGTCAACAAATGAAAGAGCAATCAAAAGCGACGCAACCAGAGGCCAACAGCGACCACGGGAATTTCTCCCAAAACAAGGGCGTAGACAAGAGAAACGCATGAGGTATGTCTCCGACTTTATTGGCGCTGTAAAAGCGCGTAAAGAGGCGGTGGTGCAAGGTTTGTCAACGGGTAATGCCGCTGACTATCCCTCGTACCAGCGTCTGGTCGGGCATATCGCAGGACTTGAGGAAGCCCTTGAAATCCTCAACAACCTTCTAAAGGAAGATAACGATGACAGATAGCACGGTGGCTGGTGATTCAGCCGATTTGCGGGATGCTTTTCCTGCTGTAGACCCCGGTGCGATACCCCTTGGCGCAAGAGTTTTAGTACAACTGCGTCGAACAAAGAAAACGGTAACGAGTGCTGGGATTATTTTGGTCTCCGAGACCAAAGAAACCGAGAAGTGGCAAAACATGGTCGCAAAAGTGATCTCACTTGGCCCATTGGCGTTTAAGAAACGCGACACGATGGAGCCTTGGGTTGAGGGAACTTGGTGCGAGGTAGGTGATTTCATCCGCGTCCCTAAGTGGGGCGGTGATCGTTGGGAGGTTCCAGTCCCTGACGCGCATTCCGATGATGATCCAGCCCTCTTCATGGTGTTAAACGACCATGAAGTCATCGCCAAACTTACTGGTGACCCACTTGCAATGAAGGCATTCCTATGAGTACCGAAACCCAACAAGAAGTGATTGTGATTCAAGAGGAGCAAGACGGTTCTGCAACCGTTGATTTGCCCGAAAGTATTCCTTCACCAACGAGAACCCAAAACGAAGACTCCGACGAGGCTGACGAGCGTGCCAGAGAGGCCGAAATGGCCTCTGGTGGTGGCGTTGACCCTGATGCAGAGGCACTTAGAGAGCAAAAACGCCTCAAACGCCTCAAGCGTAAGGAGTACCACAAGCAAGTCTCGACCGAAAAAGACCATAAATTGGACTTTTTGAGCCGACAGAACCAAGAACTGATTGAAAGACTGTCAGTTTTGGAGAAAAAGTCGCACGGTAGTGACCTTGCACGCTTGAATGCGGCCAAAACTGAGAAACAGAACAAGATTTTGTTTGCAAAACAGAAAATTGCTGAAGCAACTCAGACTGGCAACGGCGAAATGCTGACTGCGGCACAGGAATTGTGGTTTGATGCTCGTAGAGAGTATGAAGCCCTTGACAATGTGATCAAGAAGGCCACCGCGCCCCAGCGTGAACGCACAATTCGCGCCCCTGACCCTCAATTACAGCGCCATGCGACCAATTGGATGCAAAACAACCAATGGTACGACCCAAACGGCAAAGACCCTGACTCAAAGATCGCTTTGACCATTGATCAGGCTATGGCTGAAGAGGGATGGAACCCCAAGACGCCCCAGTATTGGGAAGAACTTGACAACCGCTTGCAAAAGTATTTGCCACACCGTTATACTGGTGATACCGATGAAAAACCGATTCGGAATTCTAGACCAAGGAATGTTGTGACGAGTTCAGGCCGCGAAAGTTCTTCGAGTAGTGCGATTGGAAAAAATCAGTTTGCGTTAACACGCGAACAAGTCCAAGCCATGAAAGATGCTGGAATGTGGGATGACGCTGATAAACGGGCGAAGATGATTCGACGCTACGCATTGGAAGCCAAACAAAATCAAGGTTATAGGAGTTAAGAAAATGGATTCTCGTTTAAAAAAATCTCTATCCGCTGGTGGACGCGAAAATCGCGCGAGTCTTGACAAGAGTCGAGAGGCACCAGAAGATAATTTCGTGTCATCCGATGAGCGCCGCAAGGCGTGGAAGGACGAATGGACACAAAGTGCATTGCCGTCTGTCCCTGATATTAAGGGATGGCACCTTTGCTGGTTATCTACGACCAACAGTTATGACAGTATCGACAAGCGCATTCGACTTGGGTATGTTCCTGTGAAAGCGGAAGAACTCCCCGGGCTGGATGGCAACAAAGTCAAGGCTGGGGAACACGCTGGGTTTATTTCGTGCAATGAGATGCTCTTGTACAAGATTCCAATGGACTTGTATCAAGATGTCATGGCTCATTTCCACCACGAAGCGCCTCTTGAGGAAGCGAACAAGATTCGCCTTCAAGCAGAGCAGGCCGTGGGACGAGATAGTTCTGGGCGCAAGTTGGGACAGGTCGAGGGCGAAGGTTTGGATGATATTGATAAACAGTTACCCGCGCCAGTTTTCTGAGCGGGTGAATTTAACCAAACAAGGAGTAAGACTATGTCTTCATTGAATCAGCCGTTTGGTCTGCGTCCCTCGTTCCACCCCTCTGGTTTGGATCGTGCGGTTGCGTTGGCCGATGGTATCGTTTCTGGTTACACCAGTGACATCTTGAAGGGTCAGCCCGTCAAGTTGGACACTACAGGTGTTATTCAAGCCGCCGCCGCTGGTGACGCGTTCCTCGGTGCCTTTGCTGGCGTTGAGTGGACTGACACTACTGGCCGTCGTCGTGTGAGCAACTATTGGCCTGCCAATACAGCCTACACAACTGGCTCTTGCATTGCATACTACTACCAAGACCCCGCCATCGTTTATGACATTCAGGCCAATGGCCCTATGGCACAAACTACTTTGGGCGCTCAGTCTGATTTTGCCTCTATTACAGCAGGCTCCACGACCACTGGACTCTCTCAGTGTGTCATTAGCACCTCGGTTGTTTCCGCTGGTTCTTCTGCACAATTGAAGATTATTGGTTTGACCCCCGGCGTTGATAACGCATGGGGAGATGCATACACAGTTGTGCAAGTTCAAGTTAACGAGTCGCAGTTCAATGCGTCTGTTAACGCAGTTTAAGGGGGACTAAAAAATGGCCGCTCCAATGCGCAGTACCGACTTTCGCTCGATTGTCGAACCCATTCTGAATGAGTGTTTTGATGGTGTATACGATCAACGCACCGACGAATGGTCACGCGTCTTCACTGAACAAGAAGGCATCCCCCGTAACTACCACGAAGAGCCAGTCCTTTATGGATTTGGTGCCGCACCTCAGTTGCCTGACGGCACTCCTGTGTCGTACCAACAAGGTGGCGTGCTGTTCCTCCAGCGTTATGTCTACCAAGTCTTTGGTTTGGCATTCGCTTTGACCAAAGTTTTGGTTGAGGACGGTGACCACATCCGCATCGGTCAGGTTTACGCTCGTCACTTGGCTCCT